GGTACCTGCATCCGGCATATTATGATGACTACGGAATCGAGATAGAGAAGTTTATCGGCACAGGCCCGAACGACGGACAGCGTTCTGCAGAGTTATTCCGATACGTGAAGGAAGGTTTGTTAGTGAATCCTTATATTTTAGGCGTTACGGCATTGAACGTTGAGAGGACTTCGAAAAAAATCACGATGACTCTCGGACTTACAACCGTATACGGCGAAACTGAAATAGGAATCGAGGTGTAAAAGATGGCAGATGAATTTGTAGCGTCGACAAAAGACGAGGTACTGGAAAGACTGAAAGAGGATTATGCAGCGCTCAAGGGAACGGATGCAAGCGAAGTCGAAGGAACATTCTCCTTCGATACGCTGGCTGCTAACGCAGTCGAGTTCGAAAAGGCATACGCTGAAATGGAGCTTGCAGTAGAGGCGGCATTCCCTCAGACGTCATGGGGAGAATACCTCGATAATCAGGCTGATGCACTGGCAGGAATCACAAGGCGGCCCGCCACTGCATCCATAGCTGTGCTGACGATAACAGGTACTGCGGGCGTGACCGTTCCTGCCGGTTCCCTGTTTGCCACGGCAGGCAGTGTGAACTTCAATACGGATGAGGCTGTAACCATCGGAGATGGCGGGACTGCTTCCGTAAAAGCAACGTGTCAGACGACGGGTTCCAGCGGAAACGTCGGTGCAGGAACTATCACGGAGATTCCCGTAACTATCTACGGAGTCAGCTCCGTGACTAATGCAGAACCTGCATACAACGGTTATGACAAGGAAACTGATGAATCGCTCCTGGAGCGGTTATTGTTCAAGGTACGTCAGCCCGCAACGAGCGGGAATGTATATCATTACATTGAATGGGCGACATCCGTCAGCGGCGTAGGTGCGGTGAAGGTACTTCCGCTCTGGAACGGTAATGGCACTGTAAAAATTATCGTGGTGGACGCCAATACAGACGTCCCGTCAGAGGATTTACTGCAGTCCGTTCGCGATGCCATCGCGGAGGAAGCTCCTATCGGCGCAACGGTCACGGTGGTTGCTCCGACGGTACAGACTGTAGATATATCCCTGACGTGCACAGAAGGGACTGCTGATGCCGACGCCATCAAGACGGCATTGACGAAGTACTTCAAGAGTGAAGTGTTCGGCACGAACTACGAGGATATTGAATCACTGGATGATGATGTAACCATCAGCTATGCACAGATTGGGCATATCATTCTGGATAACGTCGATACGACCGGCGTAAAGGATTACGCGAATCTTCTCGTGAACGGTGCCACAGATAATATTACGGTCACGGCGGAAACGCTTCCTGTAGTGGGGACGGTGACGGTCAATGAGCCATAAATGGATGAGGCAGAACGTCGTTGATATACTGAGATACCTTCCTGAATTTCTGCAGAAGGATGAGATTTTTAAGTATACCAACGATGCAGACAGCAAAGAACACGAGCGCATCCGAATCAGTCTTCAGGACATTCTCGACCAGTGCTTCGTGCAGACGGCAACGTGGGGACTTCCCGTATGGGAAGACCTTGTCGGAATTACTGACCGAACATCGGCCACGAAAAAGCGCCGGGCGAATATCATCGCGAAGCTTCAGGCGTCATATTCTGTTACGCTGCAGTTTATGGATGACCTGATTAATCGGTACGTTATCAACCATGCATTCACGGTGACGGACGTTCCGTCTGATTATCGTGTTGATATTGAATTGCAGGATGGCACTGTGCTGGACTGGAACGGACTCCAGCAGGCTATCCGAACATGGATACCTGCACATCTGGGATGGCGGTTTATTGCCAAAACGTTCACAGGTGGCAGCATAAATTTCGGCGGTCATGTGTCACTGGCGGATATCATTACCATCGGGGCACAGAATGAATATAACATCGATAGTCCGCAGTCTGCTGCCATCACTGGCCGCGGTAATGTGACTGTCGCTGATTATATTAACATTTCGGCATCAATATAAAGGAGGAATAACAATGTCAGAAAAGATTTTTCCCGACACTCTGCTTACAACAGCAGGACGTCAGATGATTGTCGATTCGCAGGGCGGTTCGACACTCACGTTTACCCGCGTGGCGCTCGGCGATGGAGTGCTCGCACAGGGGCAGGACCAGTCAGCGCTTACAGCGATTATATCCGAGAAGCTCAGCGCGAATATTTCATCGTACACGGATAACGAGGACGGGACGTTCTCGCTTATATTCTCAGTAAATAACAGCACGCTCGATGTCGGATTTATGCATCGTGAAATCGGTATCATGGCGAAGGTTGATGATGGCGAGGAGCAGTTATATGCATACACGAACGCAGGAACTGCAGCAACGTTCCTCTATGATAAAACTACTCCGATTCAGGAGCGTGTTGTAAGAATTGATTTCGTAGTCGGTTCTGCCGAGAATCTCTCCGTTGAGATTGACGGCTCCGTAGTATATCCGACACGTGGAGAAGTTCAGCAGATGATTGGTGCTCATGACGCATCTGCAGCATCCCATCCGCTCACGATAAACGACACCGTCGTGCCCGTGTCTGACTCGGCTCCGATGGCGACTATTTTGAATAACATCGCGACCATGCTGAAGAATATCAGCGGCGAGACGGGCTGGAAGAGCGTTCCTGCTAAGTCCCTTGCAGCTCTCGTGTCGGCATTGTCGACGGGTATCACGGTTGCAGCAGACGGAACTTTCAGCAATCCGACGCTGGGAATCACGGGGCTCATGGCGCAGAACGGGTATATCTGTTTCGGAAAAAACTTCGGCGGATTAATTCTACAGTGGGGATATGTCGAACAGCAGTCGCTTAATGGCGATGTAATTGCATTCCCTGTAACACCGAGGAGCACCATATATGCGATTACATTATCGATGAATGCAGCCACTTCAGGATTATATTCCGAGCTCTCTCAATACATGCCTCTTGATACATCGAGGGGCTTCATATGGTATGGCGTATCCGCGTCGGAGAATAGGACCGCGAAAAGCGATGGCTATTGGATAGCGCTCACTAACTAAATTCCGAGGCTAATAAACGACACGGACCGGGATGCCGTAGTGTAAAAAACTGTGTAAAAGGAATCCAAAGATGTCGCTGTGGCTTCCTGAATTGCAGTAACATAGTATCCCGCGTCAGCAATAGGAAAGTTATTAGCGGCGGAATAGGTTCCGATGACAGTCGCATACTGCTTAACTTTGTAAGCTATTGGAAGATACGTTCGATGCGGGCTCGTACCAGTAGCGGCGATTCCCCACTGTACAGTGGGGAGTGGGAATGGTTGGAACAAATCCGTTCCCTATGACATTTTCAAGTGCAGTATTCGGAGCCGTTGTCGGAGATTCAAATCCTGATATGAGTCCCTTGCGGACAATAAGAATGCGTTGTGTAAACCTTACGCAGTATAAACTTGCTTCATATATTGCATCAGGTGCTCAAACATCAACAAGCGCGTATTATATTGCCGTAGGTTATTAAATTCCTATAGCGAGCCAATAGAACGTTCCGCTTGTCCAGTAAGTTCCGTCGCCCCACGTATCACGAATAATTACACTCACCGAAGTGTTATTTGTTGCGCCAGACACGGTACCTGTATATGATGCACCTTCCAGTACAATATTCACATTGAGTAATGCATTGAATGAAATCGGAAAAATAGCTGACGTTCCGTCGCCAGTATGTTTTCCCCACTGTTGAAAGGTCGTGATATTACTGATACTTAAACTCCTACATCAACTAAAGAAAGGATGATCAACTTATGTATTTATGTAAATTTGATGAGGATGGCCGCAGGACGGCCACGGTCGTGGAGGGTGTACACTTTACCACCAAAAAAGAAAAGAAGAAGTATCTTGATGAGGGTTATATTGAGACTTCCGCCGAAGATTATGCGTACTACGTCGGCAACAAGGGTACCGGCGCGAATGGTACCGGCTATATTCGCGGCGCGAATGGCAAGCCAACCGATGCGCCGGCATACACGCCGTCCGTCGACGAAAAGAAGCAGGCTATCATCGCTCAGTACGAGTCCGATAAGGCCGAGCTGCAAAAGCAGCTGATGGACGCTATCATGTACGATGATGCAGCTTTGCAGGCTGAAATCCGCGAGGATATGGCTGCAGTAGATGAACAGTTCGATAAGGATATTAAGGAATTGGAGGGATAAGCAATGGCCGTAACAAAAAGATGTATCAGATGTCATAAAAAGGTTCGCACGGACGGCACCTGCTCGAATCCGGAATGTGTACTTTATGTACCCGAAGAGAACACTGAAACAACCTCGGAATCCAGCACTGATGAGGAAACAACAGCAAAGACAAGCAAGAAGAAAAGTAAATAACGATTAAGCACATATCATAAAAAGCCGTCAGCTGAGTGTTGGCGGCTTTTGTGATATAGAGAATACGCACATATTAAGCACAAATTCTATCGGCAGCACGGAGAAGGTCGCGGATAGTCTTATGTGTATAAACTTTCTCGGTTATCCCTTCCAAAGTATGGCCGAGTATGAGTTTTATCACAGTTCTGTTGACTTCCGCAGAATCGAGCATTGAGGCGCATGTATGCCGAGTCTCATGCGGAGTATGGTGCATATGAAAATGTTTCATGACTTTATCGAATACGACACGGCGGAAGCGGTCATATGTGTATTCTCCGATGAGGTATTCTCCGTCTGCGTGCATGAATTCCTCGTACCACGGGAGAAGCTTCTTCGGTATCGGAATGAGCCGGTTCCTTCCTGCATCGGTTTTGCTTTCCGTTACACGGAAGACGTGGCGACGAATTTTGACATCGGATTTTTTGACGTGGATAAACTCTCCGACTCTGCATCCGGAGTAAATCAACATCAGAATGATACGTGCCTCGGGGCAGTCATCGATACCGCGCCAGAGTTTATTTATCTGCCGGACGGTAAACGGCTGCTTTTTATATTTCGGCTTCGGCCGGTCAATGTCGAGGTAACGGGCGTAGTCGTGAGCGGTAATGTCATAGCGTGCAGCATATTTATAAAGCTGCGTGAGCAGGCTTTTCACTTTCTTTTGTGTAGGGTGCCCGCAGTCCTGCTGGCGAACGTCATCGATGACCTCGTCAAGATTATGCAGCCTGATATCCGAGAAAATCATGTTATGCAGCCTTTGACAGTGTCGGTATGAATTGGCGTAAGCAACACGGGCAGACTCACTGCGTAGCTGCGGAAAGTGCTTCGCTTTCCATAAGGCGTAAATCTCTGAAAATGTCGCCTGATTCGCTGACACAGGCCGATGGTTGTACGCAACCAGGAACTCCATCGCCAGTGCGTATGTCTCAAAGTATCCAAGCGGTATTTGTCTGCCGCCGATACTCTTTTTTACGACAAACGGCCTTCGTCGCTTGCCGGTCAGCTTGTAAATACTTCCATATCCATTAGGTAATCTCATGTTATCCCTCCTGAATAGGGATTATAGAAAGGAGCAGAAATGGAAACAAGTACAATACTTACCATTTTAAGCATCATCGGTGGCCTGATTGTCGCTATTAAGGGCGCCTTCGCTTTATTCCAATTTATCGTACAGAATATCATCACGCCGCTCACGCTCAATATTTCAGCGCTGCAGGACACGACACGGGAACTCAAGTCACTGCTTGAGCGTGTGCGCGGGGATATGCAGTCTCTGGATAAGCGCCTGACTATCGTCGA